GAGGGGATTAAAAAGGTTTTGCGTGGGATTACTGGGGCGAGGTAAGAAACTGTGGAAAAGGTTAATTTTTTAAGGATTGGCAGACAGCAACTAGCGTTGGCGATTGCCTTTGTTGCCCTGAATATCGTGGATGCAGTTCTCACCAGGACATTATGGCTGGCAGGAGGATACGAATTGAACCCTATGATGCGACATATTCTTGGGTGGGGGCTTGATTCGGCTTTCTGGCTCTTCAAACTTGGTGCGACATTGGCCGTCACAATCCTACTTCTTTTACTGGCAAGCAAGTTTCCCCGGCCGATACACAGGATATTTATTGCCCTCGTAATCGCAATGGTGGGGATTTGCCTATTTAACTTGGGAGGCTTGCTATGGGTTTAAGCAAGGTTGAGTGTGGCAAATTGGGTGGGCGTCCTAAAGCCCTCACCATAGAGGACATCAGGCAGCAAGAGCTTCAGAAATCCCAAGAAAATATTGTAAAGGAGGATGGATACCCCAAGTCCAATAATTTAAGGGAACTGAAGAAGCTCTGGGGATTAAGGAGGAGGGGACTTACTGCAAATATCTCTCCTCCGGGAGGTGATTAAATGCCGTTCTTGGGCGAGGTCACAAAGGATAAATATTCGCATACTTTAATATGGCAACGCTGTGAACGGTGTGGCAACGAAAGATGGGTGCGGTGCATTTTAGGAGTGCCAAGAAATAAGATATGTGTGGAATGTCATGGGGGTGGACATCACAACAGGTCAAAGAAAGGGAGAGATATTTGGATAATGCATGAGGGCTATGTAGCGATTCGCAATCCCCTACACCCCAGAGCTTGGAAAAATGGGGGTATGAGGCGCAGTCGCTTTAACCTAGAACAAGCACTTGGGCGACCATTAAAGAAAGGTATGGTTGTGCATCATATCAATGGCAATGTGCAAGATGACCGCCCTGAAAATCTCTTAGAGATAGGTCGACAGGGACATACAAAATTACATCATCAATTACGAGCGAATAAAACAATGGTAGGGGTTGTCTTTCCTCATTGAGACAATCCCTACCGGGAGGTAAAGGAAATTGATTAAGTCTATTTTACACCGCTTAAAAGGAAAGGGCAAGGGCAAGACTCTACTAACCACTGAGTTAATAGAGGAAAAGGCATTGGAGAGGGTGATGCCCCAGGCTCAGGAAAAGGCAAGAGGGGAAATCTGCCAGGATTGCCGGGATCGGCGATGCCTTAAAGGTTCAAGGTGCAAGGAATTTGACCATCTGAGCAAAGCCTATGCCTGGGAAATGATGGCGAGGAGTGCAGAGCTGAACTGAAAGGGGGACTGATGGAAGAGATAATTCGATACTTATTTGCTGGATTCGGTATTGGGTGCGTGGTCTTTGGGATATTGACTTACTATCTCGTAGGCAAGTTTGAAAGGAAGGGTAAATGAAATGCCAGTCTACATCTGTGAGGATTGCGAGAACAGGTTTAGCCAGATGGAACAAACTCTGTCTGAGGCTAAGTTCGGGCAGTGTCCCGGTTGCCTGTCCGAGAACATCAAAGAGGAAAGGGGAGTGTAATGAGACTTGTCAATCTTAAATTAAGAAACTTCAAGGGAATAGGAGAGTTTGACCTGGAGACATTCGGCGAATCACAGGCAATCTTCGGGGATAACGGGACTGGCAAAACAACTCTTTTTGATGCCTTTTCGTGGCTATTATTTGATAAAGACTCAGCCAACCGAAAGGACTTTGAAATCAAAACACTTGGGGCAGATGGGGAGCCGATACACGGCTTAGAGCATGAGGTTGTAGGCGTGCTGGAAATTGGCGGGGGGCAGCTTGGCCTAAAGAAAGTCTACTCCGAGAACTGGACCAAGAAGCGAGGGTCCATAGAGCGAGAATTTACAGGACATACCACAAACTATCTCATTGATGGTGTGCCTGTTAGGAAGAATGAGTATGAGGCCAGGATCGCCAGTATCGTAGACGAAGATGCTTTTAAGCTGCTCACTAATCCTCGGCATTTCAACGAGGTTCTACACTGGCAGGACCGCAGGAAGCTACTCTTAGAAGTATGCGGTGACTTGAGCGATGCTGAGGTAATAGCCAGTGATTCCAAGCTGGCAAAACTACCTGAGATTCTAAATAGCCGTAAGCTCGAGGACCATCGCAAGGTCATAGCAGCCAGGCGTTCAGAGATCAATAAAGATATAGAGAAGATACCTGTGCGCATTAGTGAGGTTCAGCGCGGTTTACCCGATGCTATCAATGCCCCAAGCCTTAAAACAGAACTCGAGGATTTGAAAGGGAACCGCAATACGAAAGCTCAGGAGCTTGCGAGCCTCGAGGCCGGCGGTGGAGTTGCAGAGCTGACAAAAGAGCTAAGGGTGATTGAGGCCGAGATATTAAAGGCTGAGCGTGAACAGTGGACAGCGGCAGCCGATGAAACGCAAGTGGCGAAGGTAGAATTAAGAAAGCTAGAGGATGAACTGGCGAAGGTTAATTCTGCCATGGTGCTGCGGGGGCGCCAGATAGAAGAGCGGAAAGGGCTTATAAAAGGGCTTGAAGTTAAACTCGATGAGCTTCGCGAGGGCTGGCGTATAACCAACTCTGAAAACTTTACCTTTGAACAATCCGATACTTGCCCAGCATGTGGCCAATCATTGCTGCCCGAATACCTAGAGGCAGCCAGAGAGTTGGCCACGGCTACCTTTAACCAAAACAAGGCAAACAAGCTGGCGTCAATTACCGCCGAGGGAAACTCAGCTAAGGCGAAGGTCGAGGCATTGAACGAAGAGGTCGGTATACTTGAACTGGAAAATACAAACAACGAAGCACGGCTTACTGAATTAAACAAAGAGGTTGACGGCGCCAGGGCTACTATCAATGCCTTGGAGAGTAAAGAGACAGAACTGCCGGCCGGTCCCGCTTATGCTGAATTAACACAAAAGAAAAGCGACATAGAGCTGGATATTGAAAAGCTCAAGGCTACTAATAGCGGGGCAGTCGAGGCCGTGAGATTGATTCTCTCTGCCATTGACGCAAAGATAGCGGATTGCGAATCGGCAATAGCTCAAATCAAGCAGCGCGAAGCCGGCCTACAGCGCATTGAGGAATTGAAGTCTGAGGAAAGAACACTGGCTAAAGAGTTTGAGAGGCTGGAAGGGGAATTATACCTCACTGAGCAGTTTGTTAGGGCAAAGGTTAATCTCCTTGAGGACAGGATAAATAGTCGCTTTGAGCTGGCAAGGTTTAAGCTGTTCAACCAGCTAGTGAACGGCGGGGTAGAGGAAGTATGCGAAACAATGTATCTCGGGGTCCCGTATAGCCCAGCGCTTAATAACTCGGCGCGAATAAACATCGGGCTCGACATTATTAACACCTTGAGCGAGCATTTCCAATTTGACGCTCCGATATGGGTAGATAACGCTGAGGCTGTTACACAATTACTACAGACAAAGGGGCAGCAAATCAGGCTATATGTGAGCGAAGCTGACAAGGTGCTTAGAATTGAAGCAGCGAAAGAAGCTATAGCGATATAAAAAAGGAGGAATCAAATAATGGAAAATGAAACACCTGAGAAAAAGGGAACGGCAGTAGCTAAGCCATTTGATGTAGTGGCATCCGTGACTTCAAAGCTGCGGGTCTACACAGATAACAAGGAGCTGGTCTTACCCGCGAACTACAGCGTTGAGAACGCCTTGAAGTCTGCTTGGCTGGCACTCCAGGAAGCAGTTGATAAGGATAAGCACCCGGTTCTCCAAGTGTGTTCTCAAGCTAGTATAGCAAATGCCCTTCTCAATATGGCTGTCCAGGGGTTAAACCCTGGCAAGGCTCAATGTTACTTCATCGCATACGGGAACAGGCTCGTATGCCAAAGGAGTTACTTCGGCACCATGGCAGTAGCCGAGAGGGTAGCGGGAGCAAGTGATATTTGGGCCCAGGTCGTTTATGAGGCGGATGAGTTTGAATATACGATCTCCCACAATCGAAAGAGTGTGTCCAAGCACACGCAGAAGCTAGGGAATATCAAGCCAACGGCCATTGTAGCTGCTTATTGCGTGGTTGAGTTCAGCAATGGTAAGCCTTCGTTTACTGAGATTATGACCATTGAACAGATAAAAAAGGCATGGGCTAAATCGAAGATGAACCCTGATTCGCCTACTTCAGTTCATTCCCAATTCCCTGAAGAAATGGCGAAGCGCACCGTAACCAACCGGGCTTGCAAGGCGCTTATCAATTCTAGTTCTGACAGTAATCTATTCCTAGAGCATTTTAACCGCTCGGACGAAGAGCAAACTGCTATTGAGCTCGAAGCCGTGATCGAGGAAAACGCCAACAAGGACGTTATCGATGTGGACCCCGAGACTGGGGAGATTGTCGAGGAGCAACAGGTAGAGGCAAAGGTCGCGAAGCCACCAAAGCAGAGCCGCGATCCCGCGAGCCTTAAAACAATAGAGGCTATGCTGAAGGCGTGTTTTGAGGACTTCGGTTTGCAACCAAAACAAGTGCTGGCTGAGCTGGGAGTTGAAACTCAGGCAGCGATAACGGAAAGTCCAGCAGATTGCTACACCCGGGTAGCGGCAGTCAGGGCAGGGCCCGCGGCGCCCAAGGAGAGTCCAGGTTTTTGAGATGGAGATAAAGGTACTGGCTTCCGGGAGCAGTGGTAACGCTTACTTCGTGAGCGACGGCAAAACGCCGTTGCTTCTGGAGGCCGGTATTCCATTTCGCCTCATTCAGCAAGGCTTAAACTTCAAAGTATCCCGGCTGGCTGGCTGCCTTATCTCGCACGAACACCAGGACCACGCAAAGGCAGCGCATGAGGTTATGAGGGCAGGCATAGACTGTTATATGAGTCGCGGAACTGCTGAAGTGCTTAAACTACAAGGGCATAGGTTACACATCATTGAGGCATTGACGCAATTCCATATCGGCACATGGGCGATAAAACCCTTCCAGATGCACCACGGCGCTGCTGAGCCTCTTGGTTTTCTAATGGCTGACCAATCCCACGAGAAACTCCTTTTCGCCACTGATACGGCTTATATTGCCCACAGATTTGAAGGGCTAACGCACCTTATGATTGAGGCGAATTACAGCTTGCCTCTGCTCAAGGATAACACCCCTTCATCGGAGCTAAGGCGATCAATTCTCCAGGATCACATGAGCTTGGAGACGCTAGTTGGGATGCTCCGGGCAAATGACTTGAGCAAGGTCAAAGAGATACACCTGCTCCATCTGAGTGGTAGTAATTCTGACGCAGATATGTTCAAGCGAAAGGTGCAGGAAATAACAGGCAAACCGGTTTATGTAGGAGGTTAAAATTTGAGGAAGGCGAAATACAAAGGCGTGGGGCAGTCCTGGAAAAAGGACATTATGAAGGTAGGGGCGAGCCGTTCCTGAAAGAATGGCAACTGGATTGGTCATAAATGACTGAAATGAGAAATAAGGAATTTAACGAATTGCCCGAAGTGAGGATTAAAGAGGATACAGCGGCTCAACGCGAGAGAGCTACTCAGAGCAAAACATTATTTGCAGATTGCCTTTCGAGGATACCGCATCTTTTTCTGATTCTAAGCAAAAGGAAATGGCGGGCAATGTTTAAGCAGAGGAATCAACATAACTGATTGATATTCCTGAAAGAATATCGGAGGTAAATTATGACCCTAGAAGAAGCCATTAAAGTCAATACAAGGTTGGCAAAGGAATTAGATATACCCCAGAGGGCAGAGGAAAGCCAGGCTATCAGTCTCGGCATCGAAGCCCTGAAACGCTATAAAGAAGCATGTGATAATCCAGGAACTATCAACCTTTCTCCACTACCAGGCGAGACCGAGGAGTAGCTGACATTCCTTTGAGAATGAATAGAAAGGAGGCAAACACGGCAGAAGTAAAGGTAAAAGTCCAGACTACCAAGTTGGAGGTAAAGGGCAAGATAGTCGAGGACAAGGAAAAGGGCGAGGTTATTGACCGCGACATCATTACTTCGGTAACGCTGGAATATACCGGCACACCTGGCAAGCTCGATAATGTGCTACACACTCTGAGAGCCGGCCACGCTGTTGATGTCACATTCAGCAGCCCTCAGCTCTCCCTCGACTTGCCTGAAGAGAGCAAAGAGCCGGCAGGAGCCGCAGCCCCATAGCGTAAACCACCTTCGCTGAGGGTGTAGCTCCCGGTGCTGACGAGCATCGGTAAGAGGATGAGGCTACTAAGGGTATAGCGGAGTAAGCGAAAAGGTGTTATCGAGAATAGAGGAATGACTACTACCAACTTCATCTTTTCTCCTTTCTTTAATAGGTGGCGGGGGTCCGACCGCTCCGGCCATCGCATAGGTGAATAATGGCTAGAACGCAGAAGGATACAGTTAATTACTTCCCTCACGATGCCGATGCCAGTGCCGGGGATACTTTGACTGTTCTGCAAAGCCGATTTGGTAATGATGGTTATGCGTTTTGGTTCAAGCTCCTAGAAAAACTAGCCTCTACCGAAGGACATTTTCTTGACTGCGCCAACTCAAACAGATGGCATCTACTACTAGCCAAAACAGGGGTTAATGAAATAACTGGCGTAGAAATAATGAAATTACTTGTAGAAATGCAGGCCATTGACAAAGACCTGTGGGACTGCAAGGTGATTTGGTGTCAAAAATTGGTTGATAACATCGCCGATGTTTATAAAAATAGGCGTCGGGAAATCCCTCAAAAACCCGTTTCTACAAACAATATCCCTTTTCCTACAGAAGATAACAGCAAAACTACAGACGATAATCCACAAAGTAAAGTAAAGGAAAGTAAAGTAAATAATAGTAGAGAAGGGGGTGTGGGGGAAACAGACAGGGATGGTTTATACAAAATCCTTGAGGGGACTAGAGCCTTCCCTGCTTATTCTCAAGAAAATGTCTGGAAACTTGAAGATGTTATGCGGGATTACCCCGGGCTTAACTACCTCTTAGAGTTCAAAAAGTTCAAGGAATATTGGAACACCCGAAGACTGAAAAGACCCTGGTTAGCATTACGAAACTGGCTTGACAAAGCAAAGGAGCAAGTTGGAAAGGTTAAAAGCAGAGGACTTCCCAAAGACTACACCCCAACGGCAGACTACCCCGACCTTTGAGGATGACTGGCAGGGCATACCTTATAGGTCAAACTCGGATTGTCCGGTGTGTAAGGGTGCTGGCTTTGTTCATCCCCAAGACGGCGCCAGGATAATCTATTCAAAGGTAATACCATGTTCACAGCCTGGGTGTCTATTAGATAGCGTCAGGGGAAATCAACCTAGTGAAATCTTGAGGCAAACCTTTGAGAGCTTTCTACCTATACCCGGGACCGAAAAGGCTTTGAAGGCTGCTAAAGCTCTGGCTTATGGCGAATCAAAGTTTGTCTGGCTGCTGATTTACGGGCAACCAGGGAACGGGAAAACTCATTTGTGCCGTGCCATTGTCAGAGAAGTTAGAGCCCGGGGCTGGGATGTCCGAATAATCTTGGCCGCAGACCTATTCTCTATGTTGAGGGAGGCAATCAGGGATAACCGAACCGATGAGTTGCTACGCAAATTCAAGAATATCTTTTTCCTGGCGATTGATGATTATGGTGTGGAGTATGGCAGCGATTGGGAATCAGCTAAATTCGATGAGCTTATGACTTCTCGGTTTGCGACGGCTAAACCTACTGTGCTTATCACGAACAAGGAACTGATGGAATTGCCGGAAAGAATACAAAGTAGGTTCAAGGACAAAGTAATGGCCAGGGCAATTCATAATAGTGCTGGCGATTATAGGCAAACAAGGAGGTAAATTCCCACTGCTAGGCAATGAAAGAAGAGCGAGTAGGAGGACTATGGAAGCTAAGGAATTTATGAAATTACCACTAAAAGAGAAGCGGAGACTTTTGGCGGAGCAAGCTAAAGACCCTGATATCATAGCTTATTATAAAGAGCTATTTGAACCAAAGGGAGAGAAGCCACCTGTGCTAGACAAAGAGGTTATGGAAGAGGCTGCTAAGGTAAAGGGGCTGTATTACACTGGAGGAACTGAATATCTTGAACGCCTTATATCCTTTGGAATTAAGAGATGTGAAGCCCAGCGAGATGCCGATGTAGCCCATTATGAGCCTATTATCCAGCAGGCAAAAGATAAAGGATGGGAAGACGGCTATACGGCAGGCGTATTAAATGGGGATAGGCGAACACAGAAGGCTATTCAGCAGGCAAAGGCTGAGGTAGCGAGGGAGATAATAGAAAAGGCAAGAAAGGAAGTTAAGTTCTCTTTAAGGCGGCAACTAATCAAGTTCCCTTCGACAAAGGAACAGGAGGCAGTTGCTAAGGATTTAGTGGATAGTCTAAATACCTATGATAAGGAGAAGATGAGATGAGTAAAGACGCAATAATCCACGTTAACTTAGATGCTAAATGTGAACGCTGTGGCAAAGATGGGGCTACGCAAAGTGGGATATGTATGGCTTGTATGGCCAAGGCGGTTAAAAATGGGGAGTTTGACCACATTCTCAAGAAACATAAGCCTAAGATAAGGTGAAGCTAATCCCTAAGAGCCTATGGAGTTAGGATGAAACCCAAAATAGTTTGCACTGGCCTTGAGAACAAAGGCGTATGTGTGATGTGTGGTGGAGAGCTACCGAAAAGACGGCGCATCTATTGCTCGGAGGAATGTGCTGAACGCTATGTGCACTTGTTTTCTTGGGGTGAGGCACAGCGAGATGCCCTGAAACGGGCGCATTGGCGATGCCAGATATGTGGCGTTTCGAATGATGGGCTCTTCAAAATTGGAGTCAAACTGCTGGATTGGGATGATAATTCGATTTATATTCTCTATCGGCTTGAGGTTCACCATATTATTCCCCTAAGTGGGGCTGATAGAGCATGGCATCCTTTGAATGTCCCTTGGAATTTGCTGGTGCTGTGTCACGATTGCCATGTATATGTGCATAGCAAGGACTATATTTTGGGCTGTTCTCAAGAAGTAATGGAGTTACTATGATTAAGAAACCCATGAAGAGGAGAACTCCACTACGCAAGGTTAGCATCAGGCAGATGGCTGAATTAGCCAAGCGTAGAAAGGTGCGGGCAGAGCTGGAACAACAAGCCCAAGGGCATTGCCAACACTGTGGGCATCTTCCTGACTGGCGCGGTTTACAGATGCACCACAAGAAGAAGTTAAGCCAGGGTGGGGAAACATCAATAAAAAACTGCGAACTATGGTGTGCTCCTTGCCACTTTGGGCCGGACGGGCATAAGACCGAAATATAGGAGAAGGTTATAGATGGCTCGAAAGATTGTTAGGATAGCGATCACTGAGGCGGACCTGAGAGAGCAAATCAGAGACCTCTGCAAGCTCTTCGGGTGGCGATTTCTATTTACCTGGACCTCAATTCACAGTCCGAAAGGGATGCTCGACTTGCTTCTTATCAATGCTGAACAAAAGCGAGCTATATTCGCTGAATTGAAGTCAGAGAAAGGCAAAATGACACCTGAACAGCAAGAGGTATTCGATATGCTCAAGGCGTGTGGTGAAGAGGTTTATCTTTGGAAGCCAAGCGACATTGAAAGAGTGGCTGAGATACTGAGAAGTCGGCCGCTTGAACCGGTGCTTAAAGGATGGTGATGAGCCTAAAGCAGCTTAACCTAGAAGGGCAGGACCGGGTAGAAGTTGCGATAATGCGATTGCAACATTTTGAGCCACCGGAGGGATACCAACTAGCCTTCAGTGGTGGAAAGGACAGCGTAGTAATCTATGACCTGGCTATTAGGGCGGGGGTAAGGTTTCACGCCTTCTATAATTGGACTGGCATTGATCCCCCGGAGCTCTATCGCTTTGTCAAAGACCGATACCCCGATGTAGAGATAAGGAGACCTAAGAAGTCCATGTGGAGGCTTATAGAAGAGCATCAGATATTACCAACAAGGTTGGTTCGCTTTTGCTGTGAGTATCTAAAGGAGCAAGGCAACAAAGAGGGATATCTGATAACAGGAATAAGATGGGCGGAATCAGCAAAGAGGCGTAAACGGTCAATGGTGGAGATTGGGGCATACAATAAACGCATAATATTCCTTCACCCTATAATTGATTGGGGCAATGATGATGTTTGGGAATACATCAAGGAATATAGAGTGCCCTACTGCTCACTCTACGATAAGGGTTTTAAGCGTCTTGGCTGTATCATGTGCCCATTCTGCCGAGGCAAGCAACTAAAGATGGAAATGGAGAGATACCCTAAATATGTCGATATGTGGCGAAGGGCTTGCGAAAGACTCCTCATAACTCAAAGCCATCCAAAATATAAAACTGGTGAAGAGATGTTTCAATGGTGGATAGCACGGGAACATGTAAAGGCAGTAGACGATTGCCAGGCCAGGTTTATTTAAGATTGGTATAATAGAACTATGATTGCCGGCGTAAAGCTCATAGACTGCAAACTCACTCCCTTGCAGGCAGCCTTGATTGAGTGGGGCCGAGAACATCCTTACGGACATATCAGGGAGTTAGTTTTCCAGGACGGCATACCAGTCAAGGCAGAAGTCCCTTGCGAAGACGGCACGGGATATGAGACGCTACTATTCGACAAGATTGCACGGAGGGCAGGATTGCTGAAGTAGAGGAGGTTAAATGTTTGCCCGATTAAGAAGGATACTAAAAAGAAATTCGGAACTAGAACAACAGGCAATGTGGTTATATGAATGTTGGTTTCGTTATACGCTTAATGATGAGAGGACACACAGGGCGTTGATAGGCTTATTTGAACTTATTCCAGAAAAAATCAAATTCCAGATTATTCGTGATATTAGGAAGAAGGAGGGGGAGGATTACTAAACCAGCATAACTGAACGCTGACCTAGGAAATAGGAGGCGAGCTTTCCCGGGTAGACCTGGGGCTAGCCTCTTTTTTATTACGATGAATACTTTGTGGGAGAAATTATATTTCCTCTTATCTGAGGAAAAAAGAGAGGAATGGGCTAAACGCTATAACAAGCGATTTGGAGTGGAGTTTATACCGCCGAAGCGCCCTGAATGGGAATGGGCTATTCAGTGTGAAACGAAGATTGAGGATCTCGAAGAGATAGACAAGCTCATGCGCCAGAAGCCTCACGGGAGAATGGGGCGTGGCTGAGCTCGATTGCCAGAAGTGTAAACGCTATAAGGGCTGTCCTGGCAAGGACTGGTATCACTTTGGGGAGATAAGATGGTGTCCCCTTCAAATCATCTGGATTCTGCAACCTGAACACGCTCAAATGCTAAGGGAGGGGCAATGGCCTCTTCAGTATGTTGAATCGGGGGAGTCAAGGCAACTCCATGCTGAGGCTTACTTTGTAAAAGCTGTTCTTGTAATCACTGAAGTAGAGGTTAGGCTGGCCATGACCGACAATAATGGTGAGCTCCTTGTCACTCAGGTTGAGGATGGGAGAACCTTGAAGAACTTGAGCGATGGAGCTAGGGAAATCCTGATGTATGTAAAAGGGAATAGGCGGAAGAAAGTAGGCTTTCGGAGATGGCTAAAAAAGATTTATTATCATGGAAAAACTACCCTAAAAGGGCAGTTAGCGGGGGTGATTTGACAAATTTTATACGCTGTGGTATCTTGACAATGAGGCGTACTACTACGCCGGGAATTACTATAAGGGGAGGCGATATAGGGTTTTCTCCTATAAAGTCTCCTCTTTGCATTTCTAGCTCGTCTACCAAGTGTGCAAGGAGTACTAAAGTCGTCCGAAGGGGCGGCTTTTGCTGTGGTGGTGTCCTTAATATCGGCACTAGTAGGGGAGTTTTCTAGGGACAGGATGCCGAGCCAGCACACTAATCCTCCTCGTCATTCCTTCGGGAATTGGCGAGGTTTGCTTACCCCGCCAAGGCGAGCAACCTTGGCCTGACAGCCTTTTACAAAAGGGCTGTTTCAATGAGGGGCTTATCCTCTGGACTTATTCGGGGGAACGCCCCTCGCTCTATATCAGGAGTTATTACTATGAAGGGAGGCGACATAGGGTTTTGTCCTTATGAAGTCTCTCTTCCTTTCGGAATACCAGTTTATTACGATATTAAGGATTTACCAGCAGCAAGGATGATATAAAACGATGACAAACCCAGTAGTAGAAATCATAAGAGCGATACCGAGGCCAGCAATTAGCGTTATCTTCGCTGCCGTGATCGCCCAGGCTGTGATAGAGCACATTACTCCCCCGGCCTGGTTTCTGAGCCTGGCAATCCCCTGCATTGTCTGGTGGTTTGGCGAAAGGGCAGTAATACATTACAAGAAGAACAAGGAGGCAGAATGAAACGCTGGAAGCAAAAAGCTATAGCAGCGGGCATCATGGCGGTAATTGGAGTCATATTTATATTCTATTTTGGGTTCATTACTGCTGGTAGTGTCTGGTTGGCTAGTGCAGTTGTCTTAGCTTGGATGCCATGAGATTCCCTAGTTGGTTCAATATCAAAAACTTTCTGGACATTCACCAAGAGTGGCACGCCCTAATCATAGGCTGGGGTGACGGAGTTTCGTGCCGTAGAACTGACTGGCAAAAAATAAATCGAATTTACGGCAGCGAAGAGAAGATGAAGCGGGAGTTCCACTATTACAAAGCTGGCCTAGGAATAGGCGTCCTTACTCTAATAGGATTTATTACCGCTATGGCGGTTATTTTCAAGGGGTGCTGACATGAAGGAGTCTAAAAGATTTTGACAAAATCTATACCGCACAGCAGAGCTATGTTTGTGCTTTGTGCCCACGCTCTATTCTGGCGGGGATGCGCTTCAAGTATGTCTGGCGGGAGTATAAGGACAAAGAAGGAAACAAGGCAACACAGCTTGCGAAGGTTCACGCATATCATAGGATAGAAGATGGATTACATTAAAAAGTTTCTGGGATGGCTAAAGGCTATAGTAGCTAGGTTATTTCATCACCCTAAGCCTATTGAGATTCCAATGAAGTCTAAAGTGGACTTGAGTGGAGGAAGACTGATTCGCTGGGGACATAATATGCCGAAATATCAACCTTGCCCTGCAGGGCATGGCTGGAAGAAGAGAATAGAAAAGACAATGAGTGGTGCTAACTATTGGTGTAATATATGTCGGGCTAGCTTTTGGGTGAGGACAGCTTAAATGGAATGGAACAATAACTTTACATGGACAGAGGAGAGCACAACTTTAGAGGACCAAGATGTCGAAACGGAAATCTAAATATCCAATTGGCAGGCATCCGAACACACTGGCGAACCTTGCAAAAGGTAGAGGGGAAGGGAAAGGCTTCAAGCCAGGGCAATCAGGAAACCCGAAGGGGCGACCACCTAATATCAAGTATGTCAGCGAGGCACTGAGGGAACTCCTTGCTAATGACAAGCCGATAACTCAGGAAGCCCTTGCTGATGCTCTCGCTAAGAATCTGGTAAAACGGGCACTCAAAAACTCCTATGACCTTAATATATTACTAGACCGCACAGAGGGCAAGGTTACTCAGGTTATTGGCGGTGAAGATGGACCGCTAATCCTGAAGATTATCGTGGCAAGCGAACACGACAAGGAAAACATAAAGAGAGTTGCGCGTGGAGAGAGAACTTAAATACACGAAGATATTCGGACTGAATAATGACGCATGGTTAGGGGGGAAACGAAGAGCACTCAACGAGGGCGGGACATACTCTAGTAAAACCTGGTCTATCCTTCAGCTACTAATCCTAATAGCTCAACATAGCAAGTCTAAGCTCGTTACCTCAGTGGTCAGCGAATCACTACCACATCTTAAAAAGGGAGCTATCCGAGATTTCTTTAATATACTCGGCGAAAGTCCAGACAATAACCCTCGCTATAACAAGACTGAGCAAACCTACACCATAGGGAATTGCATCATAGAGTTCTTTGGGGCAGATGAGGAAGGGAAGGTAAGAGGTCCCCGGCGCGATATTCTCTTCCTCAATGAAGCTAACAATATCCCCTGGGAGACGGCCCGGGGACTTGATATACGAACTAGGCTATTTACCTTCTGTGACTGGAATCCTGTTAGTGAGTTCTGGGCACATGAGAATTGGCTTGGTGGTGATACAGGGTCATTACCGCCAGAGAACGCCTATATTCATTCTACCTACCAGGATGCCATAGAGGTATTGCCATCAGAAGTCGTTGCCAATATCGAGTCCAACAAGGACAAAGACCCTAACTGGTGGAATATCTACGGGCTGGGGCTGATAGGCAAGATAGAGGGCTTGGTTTACCCCCACTTTGAGCAGGTAGATGAACTCCCAATGGGCGAGGTCTTTTATGGCCTGGACTTTGGCTTCTCGGTTGACCCTACTGTGCTAGTTAAGAGTGTCATCATTGGAGATAGGCTCTATTCTCAAGAGATATTTTATGACAGAACGGGGCTCACCAATGACCAGATAGCAATGAAAATGAGCTTGGCTGGTGTTAAGAAAGAGTCTATCTACCCTGATCCCAATGAACCTAAAAGTGCTAAAGAGATTAGCGACAAGGGCTTTAATGTCTGTGAAACAGTGAAGGGACCGGGGAGTGTGGAGTATGGGATACAGAAGGTCAATCAGTTCTACCAGCACTGGACTAAGGATAGCGTGAATTGCATCAAGGAACAACGGAACTTTCGCTATATTAAGGATAGAATTACCGGGGTGCTTACCGACAAGACTTCACACATTTGGTCACACGGCATGGATGCTAGGAGATATGCGGTAGCAACGCACAGGCTAAGTGGCATATCAGACAAAACACCAGTCTGGAAATACTAGGAGGGCAATATGTGGAAACCATGGAAAAACACGAATGAATACAAGAAACCACCGAAGCCTCGGAATCCCAATAAACAGCTTTCGATGATATGGGAGCAGGCTTTCAACCACATACCAGGAGAACTAGGGAAGATGCACAGGCGCCTATACTGGCAAGATGTTAAATTGAATTTTATGCTCGTCCTGCTTGCCTTGATTCTGGCAAGTCTAGGCACGAGGCTTTTTTTATGATGATTTGCAAAGAATGTTGGATATACAGACAGAGATTGGAGCATACGAAAGAGCAATTATCAAGCCTACCGATGGAGTGTGCTCATCTCTTTCGGAAAGAACTCAAAGACCCGGTAAAAGCACAGAGAATCACTGAGTCATTGAATCAAACCTTGGACATACTTGAAAGCCAGTGGAGATGTCTCATTGTCGAGATAAGTGATAGGGAATGTCCAGAGGGTGAGTGCTTATTAAGGAGCGAACTATGTCACACGAAAGCAGAGAAGAATATAAGCTAGTCCAGGCTAAATTAAAGGAGATGAAGCCTCTCTTTGACCGCATGGACGAGGACGAGGGCTTATACCTGCTCAAGCCCTTCAAGATGAGAAATCTGGACGATAGCGGGGATGAGAAAGATGTAGCTAATGTTACGCTACCCGATCCCCTGGATTATTCTAAGAAGGCAATCGCCATCACTGGTAGTTATCAGAGGCAGACAGTCATTGAGGGGAAAGACTTAACCGATAAGCAGACTACCAAGATTGAGGAATTTCTGGATGATATTTTATACATGGTGAATGAGTGGCTTCCAAAGCGGGGGATTCCCAGCCTGGACGCTTTTATCAATGAGCAAGGGTGTAATCGGGGGAGAATAGGAGCTCGCTCAGCTATAAAGCTGGACGGACAAGGAAGCATAGTTCCCGATGTTGTGCCGTTTGATACGAGATGGCTGCCCTTTGAGACAAGCACCGATGGCATGGTGTGGGGTGCTCCGATTTGCAGCCGTTCAAAGACTCAGATTGAAAGGGATTATCCAGATTTCCAAGTTAAGTTAAAGGATACCGGGAATCAGGTTATTGACTTCTGGAACGCCGAGCAGGAAATAGTATTCATTGAAAAGACGATAGCCAAAGAAGAGGAGAACACTTATAAATACCCGCCGTTTGTCATTTCCAAGTGTCCGATTGGGTGTATGTTCAATACGGAAGATGCCCTAAAGCATGACGGCGAGAGTATCTTCTGGCCTAACCGTGGAATGTTCAAAGAGAAAAACGAGATTGTTACCATTCTGAAAACACTGAGCCGAAAGGCTTTGAAGGGTGGGCTAGAGCTTCAAGTAACCGACCCCAACCAGGCCAAGAAACCAGAAGAATCACCCTTCCAAGAAAATGTGGTAATACCGACAGAGAAGGGCGGGGGATTCAGGCAGTTACCAGTCAACGACATTAAGAGTGCTACCAGGTTGCTCTACTCGATAATAGAGGCTTCCAAACAGAGGGGCGAGCTGACACCCCTAGACTATGGGAGTCTGGCTTTTCCGCTGTCCTCATTGGCGATACTGAACCTTATCGGTGCACGAAATGACATCTTCGCGCCGATACTGTCAATGATTGCCTCATTCTATCAGGCTCTTTCAAGGATGATGATTGACCAGTGTGTGCAATTCAACCAGGCAA